ATTTGATTCGAAATAACTTGTAAAATCTGGCAAAGCAACTTGTTTCATCGTACCGCCATCATTAAGAACAAGTCTATCAGCATCTGCCAAAGTGGTAGATGTAGCAGATGTACCCCCATCTACAATATTTAATTCAGCAGTAGTAGATGTTACACCATCAAGTAAATTTAATTCTGTAGCAGTTGAAGTAATATCAGATCCCCCTTGGGTTAATAATGCCCCTCCCTTTGCTCCAGCGCGAGTAGCACTTAATAATAAACCAGACACTGTACCATCTCCATCATAGACTGAAGCATTATCAGAAGTGACTCCTTCGGAAAGATGTAGTACCTGCTTAAAGGTATCTTTTATTCTGGTTCCAGCTAAACTTATAGCCATATTATACTCCCCATGTTATTCTTAATTCATCCCATTTTCTTGTATCAGTAAAATAAAGTGGTACTGCCTCCAATATCCCCCAACCGTCTAAATCTATTGCTAAATCTGAACTTGACCAATTTGTAGCAGTTTGCAATTTAGTAGAAGCCCAAGTAGAAGTAGTTTCTACTGCACCACCAGGGGTCATACTAGTAGATGCTGAAACTTTACCACTAGTCCAATTACTAGTAGTATCTACTTCTTGAGTCGTCCAAGACATTAGTACAGAAATATTACAGTAGCTAAATTAGATTTAGATGCACATATAGGATATATTGTACCTGGTATCATACCAGCAAATGTTATGTCTACATCATCTACAGTTAGCACATGACTAGCACCAGCACTAATATATATTGCCCTACACGGATCCATTGCTGCCTGCGTTGACACAACTGCCTTTACATAAGGTGCTACGCTTTCACCGACTGAATAATCTTGTAATCCTTTTGCCATTTTTTCTCCTTTTATCTAATTGCATATGGGTTTGGTGGAATAGCAATTCTCCCGTCGCCACTGCGCTTGTTTTGATAGCGCTGTACCCGAGACTTGTATTCCCTCATATGATACATTGCTTTTTCATAATTCTGTTCAGACTCCGCAAACTTTGATTTTACATAATCTACTATAGCTAAAGCCAATTGATTATTAATGTCTAGAACATCAGACTCTGCTGATGCACTTGATTGTGCTACATCATTTTCATCTGTAACACCTGGCTGGGCTAAATATTCTATCTTAAGACCAGCTGCAATTGACGTACTTGGAGTTACATATTCACCAGTAGTTGAATCCTTTACTACTATAGCAAGGTTTCTACCGTGTAGATAATATCCGTAATCTTTCATTATGCGTTATCGCTTTCGTCGCTTTCAACATACTGTAACCTTTGTATTCTAATATACTTATCATTTTCAGTATCTTTAACCATTACACTTCTTAAGACTTCCAAGTCTTCTGGAAATCCATAATATCTTTGATCAGCAGTAAGATTTAATAAACCAGCCATCATATTGTCTTCTATCATGGTCTGAATTTCTTTCATAGCATCATTTATATATGCTAAAGCATACCCAGAATTCGTAGTGGGTACGCGTTCCATCACTTCTTTAACAGTCATATAAACTCCTATTTTATAAGTGCATATTCTACAGCTATTCCATCACCGGCATCTGTTATCACACAGGCTCCAGCAGACCATCTTGGTAATACCATGCTTTCACCTGGATATAAAGTACAAACTACTGCGGTGCTACCGCCAAAAGTAAGGGTTATGCAATCATTTGCTGTCCAAGCATTAGCTGTTTTAGATATTGCTGCGCCTAATACGGCTGAAGTATCAAATCTGTGACCAGTATTTTTTATAACACCCATAGCATGACTAGCACCAGTTATAGTTCTGCTACCAGCAGAAGCATGTGACGAATTAATATAAGTAGGTACACCAGCTGCCCATCCAGCGACATCATCAGCACCAGTTGCAAAAGACGTACCATCTATTCCTCCCGACACGCCTGATCCGCCAAGTGATTTAGCTATTTCATCGTCCATATAATATTGGTCAGCTCCCTTTACATCATCATTTTTTATCTTCGGTGTAATGTTTACTGCAAAATCTACTTCATATGTTTCTGCCATAATTATTGTCCTTGTTGTTGTGGTGCAGGAACCGCAAAATGTCTTTCGTATTCACCAGTTAAGGACTGCAATTGTGATTGCATCCACTGATATTCGGTTTGCGCTTTCTGCATCTGTGTTGTGAAATCTTGTACTATAGCCTGCACTTCTTGCCCATAGGCACTTAACCTAGATTGGGTCTCTTGAGTGAACACGCTCAATTTCGATTGTGTTTCTGTTGAATAAAGATTTAAATCTGACTGAACTTCAGTAGAATAAGCTCCAACTGCAGCTTGGTATTTACTTATATCAGCATTAATTCTTGTTGATTCTCTCTGTAATTCAGCACCAAATGTGGCAACTTCAGATTGCGTAAGACCAGACTTCTTAGATATATCAGCTTGATATTCTTGCAATACGGCTCCAACCTTAGCTTGGTATACACCTAATTCTTGCTGGAACTTTGCTTGCCATTTAGCAAATTCAACTTGCATCTGATTACTGGTCCAAGTAACTACTACTTCATTAAGATCAGCTTGATATTTACTCAATTCAGCTTGATATCTTTGCATCCTACTGGCATATTCTTGCACATGAACCTGTAGATCTTGTGCTTTATTTTGTAGATCAACATTAGTACTTAAAGACATCTTTTCAATAAGAGCCTGAGAATTTTGTTGAAATGCAGCAGTATCACGTTGGTTTTCAGCTTGATACTGTGAATTATCATCATTGAACTTGTTTAACGAATCTTGAAGCTTAGTTCCAAATTCTGAAACTTGACCATTTATTACTGCCATCCTAGCTTGTACCATTTCTGGATCTTCACCTTTAGTAGCATCACTAACCCATTCATTGGCATCAGTCCAATCTGGTGGGGTCATAACAGGTGGTGTATAAATAGGTGGTGTACCTGCTAATGTTAATGTTTGGGCTCCGTATTCTGCTTGCAGTGCCGCATCCCCAATAACAAACACTGGGGGATCTGGTACTGGTGGCGGAGTAACATTACTTAAATCTAATGCATCAATAGTAGGGTCGGCTACAGGGACGAATGTGGGGAGACTGACATCATCTGGCATAGCCACAGTTGTCAGACTGCTAACGAGAGAGAGATTCACTATTGGCGCCACTGGAACACTTGATAAAGTCGGCACATCTGGTAAAATAGGAAGCGCCAACACTGGAACACTAGGTAGCGACATAGCAGAGGGTAATCCCGTATAGCCGACCAATCTTTCGTGTAAAACTTTTATAGCTGCATATATTACAACCAATGGATAATATTCCACTGGGAAATTAGATATAGATGGAGTGCCTGTGTCAGATACCGTCCCGTATCTAGCAACATCAACAAAGCCTACTGCACTTCCAGTTGTTGCTGGTAAAATATATACATTACCATTACGTAAATACCATGCGGGGTATTCTGATGTAGCAAATAATAAACTGCTACTGTTTGCTGCTTCAAATCTATTTGATGCAGGAATTTTTGTTGCAACCTTAGATCCTCGTACTACATTAATAATACGATGGTGGTTGGATACACCCATACCAGATCCGTTATTAGACGTTTCCCCACCTTGCCCTCCAAACTGTTCAAGTTCTTGGGGCTTTGTTTCAGCAATGCGTTCTACTATATCCTTAACCCCATCAGCCAACCATTGACTGATTTGAGTTCCAGCTGAAGAACCTGCTAATGCTTCTACTTGTACTGTAAAACTTGCCATATTTTCCTTTCAGGAAGCAGGGGAGGGAAATCAGGAGGCCGATCCCCTCCCCATCCGTTTTATTTACTCGTTACTTCCATACTGCGTGAGCTTCTGGCATTAAGATATCCAGACCAGCCTCAGTTTGAATGAGGTCAATCCTTCTATCAACACCAGTATTCTCAAGACTCTGCACCCCAACGTGAATTGAAGTGTCACGATTCACACCGTTACCGACCAATGGTCTGTAAGCAACGTGTTTCATGTTCACTGCAACAATCTTTGCTGAGGACTGTGCACCGTCTAGATGAATATTACGCGTGACATTCATATCTCCATACGGAGTTGATATCTTTGTAATATCCAAACCAAACTTCTTGCCTTTTCCACTAATTGCCATATCAGCACGGGCTAGGGAGTTTCCTCCACCAGCTACCGTTTGGGTTGCCCCATCAATATACGGTTGTGCTTGACCAAGATTATTAGAAAAATAACCAGACAGTTTGTGTAGCCAGTTGTACACTTCTGTAGAGACCATGAATAGGGTAGCTCCAGCATTATTATATCGAGGATCGACATAACTAGACATATCATCTAAGAAATCATCTTGTGATTTCGTAGCGAGGTCTAAGCTGAATATGTTACCATTATTCAAGATATAATCTACAGCGCCCTGTGTATACCGAATAGTACCGTCAGTACCTTTTGAATTAAAAAGTAAAGCAGTTTCGATATCCCACTTATGTTCTATGAGCTTTTGCTTCCACATTCTAGCCCATTCATCAGAAACAAGCTTCAACTGGGTTGCCCTAGCTGTGTTTGTCATCTGACAAGTGGTTTTGAATATTTGGGTTAAGCCATAGACATCTACAAACGGAGAATCTTTCCAAGTATCTGGAAAGGTTGAACCTTCTGCATGTGCACTACCAACTACGTAGCACTTGTCACCTTCTGCTGGAGCAGCTAATGAAAAAGCATCAAAAGTTGTTCCAGAAGCTTCATACTGAGCACCTGGGACAGAAAATAGGTCATAATCACCTATAGACACTCCACGAACTACTTTTACATGTGCATAACAAGATTGACCATCATCGTTAGAATCAGCTGCTGATGAAACAGCAACTATCCGTACGACAATATAATCTTCATCATACATTGCAGAAGTTGGCACTGATTCATCAACTAATGTATGAGCCGCGCCAGTTTCATGTTTACGAATAGGAATCTTCAGTAATTGCCCAGCCATTAAAAACTGAGGCTTTGTACCTGAAGCACCAATAGCTATTGCAGTCTGTCCTAAGATAGACTGTACATTACCAGCAGATTCATAATCAGCTTTCAATTCTACATTGAAAATCTGATCTTTTGCTAGTTTTGCCCCTGCAAGACTAAATGCGTCATAAGCATTACCGTCAGCAGCGTGATTAGCACTAGTTCCATTATCGTCAATTGCTACTACATATGCGTAGCGTTTCATCCAGCTACTTCGCTGTTCTACTGATTTCCACTCTGGGTCATCAGTTGGTTTTCTCGCTGCCATTGAAAGGAAGCGAAAAAACGGGGTTTGATCAATGCCTAATTCAGACACCATGGGACCAAAGTTGTATCTACGCCTAAGATCACCAATACCGCCACCATCAGTGGCAACAACACCCGAATTAGCTTGAGCTAAAGCAGATAAAAATTTAGGATTATCAGCCATTATTAACTCCTTTTAGTTATAAGGACTTATCCAAATAGATTATCTACTCCCCCGTCGATATCTTTTAGCGCATTGAAGACTAACTTATTAGAGTCAGTTTCTTCAGTAGCTGCACTATTAGTTGCACTTGCAGATGTAGGTATACTTCGTACTGCCTTCATTTGGTTCAGCATATCAGATTTGGTACTTTTAGCCACATTGCCCATAAACTTGTCTTTATTCTTGAGAAAATATATATCATCATATGAAATTTGATGATCATCTGCCCAATTCATCATACCGTCAAAATCCTCATTACTGACCTTATGACGAGATTTGAAATCAGTAGCCGCACGCTGCTGTTCCGCAGTATGTGCTTCTTGACTTCTGCTATCTCTATCAGACTTCAGTTCATTTTGGACTCTTGTATTAACAAGATTATCAACCATGTTATTAAATACCTTAGCCGAATTACTATCCGGTGTCTGAACTGCTTCGTCCATATCAAATACAAAATCGTCAGGTAAATTGAGTTTATCTTTCATATCTACTGGTTTTCGTCCTTGTTCTAGGTATTCTTTTATTGTTTGAACCATTCCCTCATCACTTTTGAGGGACTCAATGAACGGCTTAAACGTCTCAACTTCATCCAGCTTAGTTTTCATTTTCTGAGCTTCTCTGGAAGAGTCTTTATAACGCTTTTCCCAATCAATTCCTTCTTCTACAGGGTCAGCTTTAATGGAATTGTTGTCTTCCTGCTGAGTTACCTCGTCTGGTAAGGTCTTCATTGTTTCTTGGATTTCGTTATCTTCGCTATCAATGATCGAGCCATTCACGTCACGATCTAAAGCATCGAAGAATCCATCAGAAGAGCCAAATATAGCATCTGAAACAGCTTCCTGACCAACACCGGTCTCTACATCGGAAGTAGCTTCTTCTACCACATCTGGGTTTGCTTCACTTTGGTTTTCACTCATTTTATTCTCCCTTGCCATTTAAGGCGTTAGATTCGAGTTTCATTTGCCTTCTTTGTAAATCAGCTTCGGATTTGACTTTATCAGCACTGCGGGCATAAGATGACTTAGCATCTTGTGCTGCCTTACTAACTTCGACATTTCCTTGCATGATTTTATTCTTGATCCCAGCTTGAACAAGCTGTCTTTCAAGTGTTTCGATTGTCCCTTCTTTATCTTGTAGGGTTTTATCCATTTCTTCAACTTGAGATTGCAATTGTGAATAAAGGCTCTTACGCTTAACAATATTCTCTTTATTGCGAATATCAGTTTCAGCAAGAACGGCTATATCATCTACAACCCCTAATTGCATTAATTCCTTTAATTCAGCTAGGTAAGCCCACCTGTTTAAAGGCAATGTGGATCCCGCTACAATGCGGACATCAAATTTTGCAGCTTCATAATCATTCCATTTGGATATGGCTTGGCCATAATCATTATAAATCGGAACATTAAGTTCAACTGTCTTTTCTTCATTAATATTATTAGGTTGCACTAAGCGAAATACTTTATGTGCTGTATATACGGATTGTGTATAATCTTTTACCACTTCCCCCATATGTTTAAGAGCTGGTTCTATAGAACTTTTCAGCCATTGCTTTACACGTCGCGTCCCATATTCATCCAACGCCAATAAACCTCGGTAGGTCTCAGTGTTAGGATCTGATTGACCCATAGAAGTTGAATAAATGCCAGCCAAGTATTCCATATCAGATTTACCAGTGTCAACTATAGTATAAAAAGCATTACTAAGCTGAGCGGGTAATATTTCCTTAGGAGGTTCATACCCTTGGTTAACTGGTAGAAGAGCACCTGGGGCTGTCGCAAATCTTTCCCAATAATCAGTATCTACAGATCCTTCGTGATATATCCAACGTAAACTAGATCCTAATGAGGCGTTATGTATCATAAGCTGATGAGCTTTGTTGATTTCTCTTTGTTTACCAACCAAGGGCGAAACTGCACTCAATGGAAACGGGGTCCCTGTCCACTTATACGAAAATGGTATAATTGGATAATGCCCTCCTGGCAACGTTGTCTCATCCAAAGTTATATCTCCAGATACTTTAGTTAGTTTTACTTGCGGTTTGTGGAATACGACGTGATCCACAATAGTTTTTGCAAATTCTTCATCATCTTTTAATATTTTATATTGTTCCCAAGTAACGATCATATTGTCTACTATAGACATTTGTTTTTGCATTTCAGCCATTAACTGTATCTGCATATTAGCTAATTCAGCTTCATTGTTCTTTGATAGTTTTTCCATTTCAAGCTGCATGCGCTCTTGTAGCATATCCCCAGCTTCTACCTGCTCTTGCATGGATTTAGCGGCCTCCTGCATTGAAACCATCATTTCTTGTTCGGCTGTTTTTAATTGTTCATCAACTTTTCCCTTTATTTCAGCCATCTGCTCTTTACTGGGAAGTTTCTGATAAAATACATTACAATATTTTGTAGTTTCCCTTTCATAGCATTCAAAATATTCTATTAAATCTTCATCGCGCCCTTCTTTATCATATGAACCAGCTATATCCTTATATTGAAAATCATTTGAATCTGTTATTCCTTTAGTAAAATTTTGATCCGATTCAACACTGTGGGCAGCTCTCTTTATTTTAGCCTCCCATTCTGGGTACATATTTATAAGTTGTGTCTTCGGCAATACCTTCCTTACTATGATATGGCTTGCATCTCTGTATAAAGGATCGCGAGACTTGGGATCCACAAATACATCAAATGGATCTGGTTGTTGAATAATTACTTCACCCATACCATTATCTGCATTTGGATCAACACATATTTGTAAAAAGCCTATTGCTTTAGTAATAGAATCATTTACTACATTTGAATATAAAGTCTGACCATTTGAATAATTCCAAACATAGTCAGCAACATCAGCAAATAAGGCAGCTACGTCAGAATCCGATTGTTCAACGCCAACAGCCTGCCACCTAGGTGAATTACTAGTTGCATAATAATTAAGCATTTCTACCACCGGTATAATCCTATTGACCGTAAAAGTAGGCATACCCTGATCTTCAAGGGCTTCCTTTTCTTGTTGGGTTAGTTGGTTGTCAAGATAAAAATCATGACCCTTTTGATTAACGGTTTCCCATCTTTGACGTACACCGTCATTCAATGCATCAAATAAAGATTTTATTCTTTTGGCTTTTTTATCTACCCTTTTAGCCATTATGCAAGTACCCAATTCTTAGGACGATATGTCTTTTTCTGGTAATAACCATCTTTCTCCTTTATAAGGTTCTTTGGCGGGGTGGCGTATTTTACAGCATATGCTAACGCATCAATGGTATCATCATGCGCCATACGTGGTCCGAATGTAATAATTTCTCGGTGAAGATCGTAGTGATTTATTTTAATAAATATTTGACCTATGCTAAAGCGTTGTGCAAGTATCCCCTGTATTCTATCCCTTTTTGATAATTTTGTTCCAGGTTTTTCTTCTGTCCACCTAACGGAAAAGTCATTTCTACGCATACATTCACTACGTAATGCTTGGAATATAGGTCTACTCATTGTCGTTTCTTCTACTGTAAATAAACTTGGGTGATACTTATGGGCAAAATCAAACATAATATCTACAATACCAGGCTTACCTTCCCCAACAATAGCCATAACTGGCAAGCTCCTTTCCCTGACATAATCAATGACATATAAATTATTA